AGCGTCATGATCTTTCCTTTCATAGAGGGTCGCCGAAGGAGTGGCTGGTGGCGAGGCAATGCCTGCGTAGGTGGCAATCGTTCCCCAACTGGCGCCCAACACGGCGGGCGCGCCGAGTGCGCCCAAGCCGGTTGCGACCAGCGCGACCGCGCCAGCGATCGTGGCGACCGTTCTCAAGACTTTCGACATTCAAACCTCCTATGCGAGCCGTCGCGATGTCTTGCGCTGCATCTGGGCGAGACCACCGGCGGCGCCCGCCTGCGCGATGCCCGGCGCATTGCGCGCCACCACGACACTTGCCCGGCCATCGACATGGGCATCGAAATAGGGCGTCGGAACAATCCGCACCTCGGTCCTGCCGCCGCCAAGTTCATTGTTCGGCGTGATGCGTCCCGACGATCGAGGCGTGAACAGTTCCGGCCCGCGTTCACCGACCAGATAGGGGCGACCGCCTGACACCGGACCGCCCAAAGCGCGGGCACCGGCAATCGGGGTGAGCAGGCTGGTCTGTATCGACGATCCGAAGACGCCCATCTTGCCGAGCTGCAGGCCGAGTCCGACGATGCCCTTGAGGATGCCCAGGAAGCCGCCGCCCTTGATCGCGCCGACAAGCTGGTCGACCGCGTCTAGCGCGCCCTGTGCCATTTCCTCGAAGGTCTGGACGATGACCGTCTTCATCACGGTGGCCTGCGATTTCAGACCGCCCAGCGCTTCCTCGAACTTGTCGCCCGTCTCCTTCAGCATGTCGTCGATGGTCTTGCCGCCCGCGAGCGCCGTGATCTCTTCCGGCGAGCCTCCTGCCTCCATGCCCGGCGTGTCGCGATCGAGGCCGTAGTACTTCCGCTTCGCAGCATCGACCATCGCGTCATATTGATCGGGCGTTAGTTCCTTCTTATCCCGGCCCTCCTGCAAGGTCTTCAACCGGGCTTCGAGGTCCATCTGCTCACGGATCTCGGGGAACAGGTCGGCCATGATGTCGGCGAGGCGCTGCCTGAGGTCGCGGAACGCTTCCTCGGTTTTCTTGGTCGCCTTCATCGCGGGATCGACCAGTTGCTTGTCGAGGCGGCGCATCTGAACGCCGATCTCGTCGACCATGTCGGGCACGTAGGAGTGGCCGACGACCGCGTCATACAGCTTGAAGAAGGCGTCTCCGACCGCCTTCACCTTGCCGATGACCCAATCCCAAACCGCATTCAGCTTGTTGACCAGCCATGTCCTGACGCCCGCGACCATCTGGGAAACCCAGCCGATGACCTTCGCGGGCAGGCCGCCGAAGAGGTTGTTGATGGCGCTGCCGAGATGCTCGAACGCACCCTGAATATCGCCGCGGAACAGACTGCCTATGGCGCGGCCAAATTCGAGAAGGGCGGTCAGCGTGTTGCCGATCTGGGTGAGCATCAGCTTCAGGGCGCCGAGCACGACCGGGCCGAAGACCTTGAGCAGGGCAGCCCCGACCTCTCCCAGCACTGTGATCGCGCCGCGTGCGAGGTCGCCGAGCGGGCCGTTCCAGAGTTCGGTGAGCATCGTGGTCACGGTCGACACGATCTGCTGTAGCGGCGGCCCCAGCGTATCGACGATGGTCTTCCACACCTCCTGCAGGACCGGGGCGATTTTGCCCCAATTCTGGTAGATCGCATAGGCAGCGGCGGCGAAGGCCGCGATGACGGGGATGGCAGGGGCGAAGCCTGTCAGGAACCCCGCTATGGCGGCGCGGGCGACACCGAAGGCGGCGCCCCATCCGCCGAGCGCGGTCACTGTCGTCGAGATGGTGGCGAGGAAGGGAGCGATGGCAGAGACGATCCCGCCGAAGACGGTGATGATCGGCCCCAGTGCCGCAGCAACCGCGCCACCGATGACGATGGCCTTCTGCATACCGGGCGACAATTCGGAGAAGGACGTGGCCAAGGATTTGATCGCATCGGCGATGACGGGGATGACGGGAAGGATCGCCTCGCCGATGCCGTCCATGGCCTGATCGATCGCGACCTTCGCCTGTCGCCACGGCTGGGTATCAGCCGCCGCCTGCGCCGCCCCTTTGAACTGGCGCTCGACCTCGGTCAGGATGATGCCCTGCGCCTTCGCGGTCTGCCCGGTTTCGGCAAAGGCCTTGATCTGGGCTTTCTGGCTTTCGGTGAACTGGACCCCCACCTTGGTCAGCGCCGAGATGCCCTTGATCGGATCGTTGAGCGCCTTCCCGAGCATCACGGCGGCCGATTGCGGATCGCTGCCCAAGCGCGTCGCCATGTCGATCGCGGCCTGTTGCGCCCGGTCGAACTGCTCGTTCGCGACGTTGCCGAAGGTCAAGAGGTTGGCCGTGACTTTCGTCAGGATCGCGTCGGCGTCGAAGAGCGAATGCATCTCCATCGCGTCGGCCGCCTTGGCGAGCTGGTCCGCTGTCTTGCCCGATACATTGCCCATCGAGGCGAGCGCGGCTTCGACCTGGCCCATTGCCGCGCGCTGATCGAGCGCGCCCTTGACCGCTGCCGCGCCCAATGCGGTGAGCGGCAGCGTCAGGCCAACGGAGAGCTTCTTGCCGAAGGACTGCATCCCTTCGCCGATCTTTTCGAACCGGCGCTGCGCGGCTTTGAAATCCTTCTCGGCGACAGAGAGGCCGGAGCGGAACGCGCCGCTGTCGAGGCCCAGCCGGACGAGCAGGCTGCCAACGGTTTCAGCCATTGCGTTTCACCTTCCTGATCCTGATGCTCGACTCGCCGCCATTGGCTTCCTGCCGGGCCTTCATGCGGCGCATCATCGCGAGCAGGCTTCTGGCCCCGGCATCCCGATCAGCCCGTTCCTCCTGTTCGGTGAGGATCGGCTTCGGCAGGTATTCGGGGAGCTTCTTCAGCCGCTTTTCGCGGGCGAAGCATTCACCGGCATAGGCACCGGCGATGACAAGCTGGTGCATCATGTTCGTGCGCTTCGCGGCGCCCAGCATCGCGGCGTTGAAGGTGCCGAACGTCTGTGCCCAGAAGGCGTCGGGGTCGAAACCTGCGGCGGTCCAGTGCGTGAGCATGTCGAAGTAATCTACCGCGGCTTCGGTGCGCGCTTCGCCTTGGCCTTTCCCGGCTCCCCGGACTTGCCGCCACCGAAATACTGGCCGATGCCTTCGATCACCCACTGAGTCACCGGCTCGAGTCCGGCCGCGTCGATAAGTTCGTCGCTCGCCGAGCGGGTCATGGGATGATCGGCCTGAAGCGCTGCCCACCAAACGGCGCTGATCGTGTTCATTGCCGGCGCGTCGGCGGTGAAGGCCTTGGTGATGGAAACGCCCAGCTCCTGCTCGGCGAGGCGCGCGAAGCCGAAATTGAAGCGGAGGCGATACTGCTCGCCGGCGATGTCGACCAGCCGGGTCGAGGGGGTCATTGCGTTCGTCATGTAGAAAAATCCTTCTATGGGACGCGGCGCCTCACGGCGCGGCATGGGGTATTCTCTATGGGGTCGCCGGCCCCTGCGGATTGGCGAAGGGTTTGTTCCGGTCGCGCTCGGCGAGACTGGCGATCGAAAAATCTTGCTGTTGCGCGTAGACCGCATCGCCGCCGTCCACAGGCGGAAGGTCCAGCTTGGCGCGGCCCTCGTTGGGGGTCATCAACGTCCCGCCGATCGCATCGGTGAGCGCCTTCACGCGCGAGGTCGTGTCCATGCGGAGCAGGCCTTCGATGTCGATTTCCACGCCCATGCCGTCCGGCAGGCCCAGCCCGTCATCTAGGCAGGCTTCGATGGCCTCAATGTAGCTTTGGAGGCATTGGGTATAATACAGCGTCATCAAGGCTTCGATCGACCCCAGCGCCGGAATATCGCCCATCCCGATCATGAAGGGCGGGACGTGGAAGGTCGAGCAGACGATACTCGCGCTCATCTTGAGCTGGTCGATCAACTGCGCTTCCTCGGCGGTGAGCGACAGCTTTTCGAACTTCATGCCGTCGCCGAGCACCGCCACGTTCCCCGCATTCTTCCCGGTGAAATTGCTGTTCCAATAGCGCTGCAATTCCTCGGCATTCTCGGGGTCGATTTGCCCCGGAGCAATGAGCAGGCCGCCCGGTTGCGAGGCGTTGGCAAAGAGCGTCGACTGGCTGCTCTGGATATTCAGCCCATGCGTCGCGGCGAGGCTGCTGGCATAGATTGGCGGGATGCCCACCAAGGGATGGAACAAGGTCGCGCCGCGGTCGTGAATGATCTCGGCAGCGGGGGCGACCACCTGTTGCTGGATGCCGGACAGGTTGTCGACGCCAAGGTCATAATAGATCGAGCCGTCAGGCGCGACGAGCGGCTTCACCAGCGAAGGCGCCAGGACGTAGAGGGCAGTGATGTCGCCCCGGCCGTTGCGGCGCTTCACGATGTAGGCGTTGCCGCGCGTCAGCTTCGACAGGAGCCACGATTCGATGAACTGCCCCCACGTTTGGAAATGATTGGGACGCCGCAGCAGCTTCGTGACATAGGGATGGGTCGCGGGCTGCCAGACGTCGCCGCCGATGTCGCGCTTCAACTGGATGCGCAGCTTCGCCACGTCGCCACTGATGAGCGTCTTGCACGCATAGACCGCGTGGTGCGCTTCGAGCGATCCCGCGTCGAGACTGACGTTTCGCTGCCATGCGCCCGCCCACGGCTCGCGGATCAGTGGCCACCATCCGTCACCCCGGCTGCTGACGGGTGACAGCGACTTGGTGGGGCCGGTGATGCCCCGGCGAAGCGTCGTCATGAGGTTAGCCACGAGCCATCCCCCTCGCGATCAGCGCCGAGCCTATGGCCGCGCAGCCGCCACCGACGAGCAGCGCGGGTCCGGTCCCGGCCATGACCGCCGTGCCGGCAATCAACAGGCCGGCCGCGATCAGCGCCAGGATGATGAAGGTGATGAGGTCGGTCATTCGCGTTCCTCCTTCGCCGTGAGGAAGACGATCCGGTCGGCGTTGTTCTGCTTGGCCCAGAAAGCGAAGGCCTGCTTGACGATTATCCGCGTCGTCGTCGCCCGGGCCTGTTCGCGCTGGCTCTCGAAAAATTCTTCGGCGTCGGCCATCTGATCGGCGTCGAGCCCGCTCTCGATCATCTTGGCGCGGTTATGGGCTTTGGCGCGGTCGAAATTTTCTTCGACAGCGACGGCGCCCTTCATCGCGAATTCGACGATCTTGGCGATGGCTTCGACGGCCTGTTCGTTCTCGACGATCATGCGGCCCTCCTTCCGGTAAGTTCGATTTCGGCTCGGCTCATCGGCGCGGCCGAAACAATGTCCCAAATGTCGGCGCCGATGACGATCCGGTCGGTGATTTTCACGCCGCGCGTCATGGCGTTCGACACCAGGTTGAATGTTGCAGGCAAGCTGCCCTGTTCCTGCGCCGCTTGCCTGCGCTCATCGCCTCGGCCGTAGAAGACAGCGGCCCATTCTTTGCCAAGGTCGGTCCAAACCTCGGTTTCCTGTCCGTACTCGTCCTGCACCGTCGTCGAGCGCTGCAAGGTGATGAGGGTGTCGCGGCGGCCGATACTGGTCATCGGACTGTCGGCAGCCGGAACGGACCGGCCAGCGCCTTCACAGCGGGTGGCACCTCGTCGCCGATCCCGCGATTCTCATAGAAATACCCGACGAGCAGAAGCTGGGCCTGTTCGAGTTCGGGCGCGTAGGCGTCGTAATTGTCGCCACAGAAGCGTTGAAGCCATGCGAACGCGGCGTCGATGTAGGTGACGAGCAGGTCGTCTTCGTCGTCGTGATAGACGCGGAGGTGCTGCTTGGCCAAGGTGAGGGTAATGCCCATTATGCGGTCTCCGCTTTGGCGCGGCAGCGGCGGATACGTTCGGCGGCATGGGCGAGGCGGCGCTTGTCGTGGGCGATCACCCTGTCGAGCGCCGCACCCTTCAAACCGCCGCGAGCGAGCATCTCGCGCACTTGGTCTTCGGCATTGCCGAGCATGGCATCGTACACATACAGGGCGGCCTCAATGCGGGTCGACGGCTTACCCATGGTTCATGTCCCTCCGGTCCCGGCCGTTGCGGCCCCGCTTGACGGCGAGGGTCCAATCGGGGTGCCGAATATCGGGAGCGGCGTTCGTCTCCCGGTTGGCGACGAACAGGCTTCCGTGGTGGCTGACCATCGCATCCTTGCGATAGGTCCGGCCTTCTTCGAACAGCCCATCGAAGGCGAGCAGGCCCTTGGTCATCGCATCCTCGAAGCGCCGCAAGCGGGCATCAAGGTCGGCGTCGGGTTCGATGACCTCGACGTGGCGGACGACGACCTCGATCGGCGCGGGCGACGACATGGGCGGGCGAAGGCGACACATGGGCATATCAGCGCGTCCGATGGATCTTGCGGATCACGAAGGGCTTACTGGTCGCTCGCTGTTCGCGACGGAGATGTCCGCGCGCCAGCATCACGTCAACCGAATGGATCTTCACCTGCCGCTCGGGGATTCCGAGGCGCTTGCGGGAAGCGGCTCGGCGATCGGCGTCGGCCTTCCATTTGCCGATGAGCCGTTCTTCCGGTGTAAGCTTGATGGCCCGATGTTTCGTGCCGACTGGCCTGTCGAGCTTCACGACGCGGACGCCGCCGCGGTTGCGCTTGGCGAGCCGTGCAGCGCGGGTCTCGAGGATGCGAGCGTCTGCGTTCGCCGGAATCGGCACGATCGACAGCTCTAGGAGTTCAACGCGCTTCCACCGCGTGCCGCCGCCGGGAAGGGCTTCGGCCTCGCCGGGTATCGGGCGGAAGCCCACCGAAACCGAATCCGTCACGCCCGATCGCACTTCCGCCCATGCGGTATCGCACCTGTCCTTGAACGTGCCGGGGTCGGTTGGCTTCGCGATGCGGGCCTCGAAGCGGATGCCGTCCTTGGTCGGCTTCTCGAAGCGCACCCGGCCGATCGGCTGATCCGGATTATGACCGCGCAGTAGCGGCACACCGGTCGCCGCGAACGAAATGCCCAGCGGGTCGATGATGTCGCCTTGACGGTCCACGCGGGGGCTGCTCGCGACGCCGCGCAGGATACGCTGATCTTCGTCGAAAGACCGAATTTCGAGGCGGGAAAAGGCTTTGTCCATGTAGCGATCCAGTCAGGCGCAATTTTCAACCATGCCCAATCTGATAGCGTTAGCGGGCCAGCAAACCCAAATCGCCGCGTAACAACCTGTAACAACTTCGGCGGATTTTTTTCAGAAAGTGGCGTTTCGGACCCGCCATTCGGCAATTTCCACCAGCGTGTAGAGAACTTTCGGGCCTATCTTCTTGCCAATGATGCGCTGGGTCATCGGGATCGCGCAGGTCCGCGTGCGCCAGATTCGCAGGCGACCGTAGGAGTGGAAGACCAATTCGGCGGCGGCGTGCTGATCGACCATGCCCGACCGAACAGCATAGCCCTTTGCATCGCACTCGGCTTCGACCGCGACCATCTCAACCGCAACGGCGGCGGCGAAGTCGGTATCGATATCTAGCTCGTCGAACCTCATGCAGGCCTCCTGAGCGCGACGATTGAATATTTCTTCGGCTTCTTCTCGCCTTCG